TGGCGTGACCAATGCCAGCGGCGTGATGCTTCGCTTTGCCGGCTCCTATCAGCAGGACGATACCGCTACCGATACGTCCGTTGAGATCGTAGTCCGCGGCCGTCACGAAACCATCGAGATGGGCGATGCGGCCCCCGGTGAAGACACCGAGCACAAGATCACCACCACCTGCACCTACTACAAGCTCAGCGTTGACGGTGAGGTTGTGATCGAGATCGATCTGCTCAACTTCATCGAGAAGGTCGGTGGCGTTGATCGTCTTGAAGGCCAGCGCAAAGCGCTTGGCATGTAAGTCTTTTTTCGATTTAGAAATTTCTAAATTCCAAATTTGCCCGTTTCGGCGGGCTTTCTGATAGGCAGGAGCACTACCCATGACCACCGCACAAACTACTCAGGCCATTGCAGCCGCGACAGCTGAAGCACTGGACCAGGCCGCCATTATTGAAGATCCAAATCTGATCGTTTTGGACGAACCGATTATCCGCGGCACTCAGAAAATCACTGAGCTTAGGCTGCGTAAGCCCAAGGCGGGCGAGCTGCGTGGCGTCTCCCTGTCCGACCTGTTGAACCTGGACGTGACCGCGATCATCAAGGTACTGCCGCGCATCAGCCTGCCCTCGGTCACCGAGGCTGAAGCCCGCGCAATGGATCCGGCCGACCTGGTGGAAGTAGGAGGCAGGCTCGGCGGTTTTTTGCTGAAGAAGTCCATGAAGGCGGATCTCTCCCCCGCCACGTAGAGGATGCGATGGCAGACCTTGCCATCACCTTTCACTGGCAACCGGCCCAGCTTGACCAGTTGGGCCTGGCCGAATTGATGGACTGGCGTGAACGCGCCCGTAAACGAGCGAGCCCCGATGGCAGCGAATAACCTCCAGATCCGAGTGCTGCTGTCGGCGCTCGACAAGGTCACCTCTCCCTTAAAGCGCATCATGGCCGGCAGCAATGCTACGGCCAGGGCGCTCAAGGACACCCGCGACAAACTCAAGCAGCTCAATGCCCAGCAGTCCGATATCGGCAACTACCGCAAGCAGCATAATGCCGTGCGGCAGACCGGCGAAGAACTCGCCCGCGCCCAGCAAAAGCTCAGGCAGTACCAGGAGCAGCTCAAGGCAACAGACGCACCCTCGGCCGCTTTTCAGCGCACCTTTATCAATGCCAGTGCGGCGGTGGAACGGCTCAAGAACAAGCACACCGAGCAGCGCGCCGAGCTGCAGCGGCTAATTCCCAAGCTGCGCGAAGCCGGGGTCGATACCCGCAACCTGGCCGGTAGTGAAAACCAGCTCAAAAGCAGGATCGAAGCCACCACCCAGGCCTACAAGCGGCAGCAGGAACGGATGAAGGCGATTGCGGCGCAGCAGGAACGGCTGGGCCGAATGAAGCAATCCTATGAAAAGACCAAGGGCGTGGCCGGCTCAATGGCCGGATCCGGTGCCGGCATGCTGGCTGGTGGCAGCGGTATTCTCTACGCCGGCAGTAAGCTCTTGGCTCCAGGCTGGATTTTGATGCCAGCATGAGCCGGGTCCAGGCGTTAACGCGCCTGGACAAGAACTCGGACGAGTACAAGGCACTGCGCAAGCAATCCCGAGACCTGGGCGCTTCAACCCAATTTACTGCTGGCCAGGCTGCCGATGCGCAAGGGTATCTGGCCATGGCCGGCTTTAACCCCAAGGCCATTCAAGATGCCATGCCCGGTATGCTTGATCTCGCCAAAGCCGGTGGTTCGGAGCTGGCCGACACGGCCGATATCGCCTCCAATATTCTCACCGGCTTTAAGCTTCAGGCTAAGGATATGGGCCAGGTGGGGGATGTCCTGGTCGGCACCTTTACCCGTTCCAATACCGATCTGCAGATGCTGGGCGAGACGATGAAATATGTCGCCCCGGTCGCTGCCTCGCTAAACCAGCCACTGGAAGTGGTGGCCGCCATGGCCGGCAAGCTGGGTGATGCCGGTATTCAGGGCAGCATGGGCGGTACTGCCCTTCGCGGCATTCTCTCGCGTCTGGCCGCACCGTCCAAGGCCGCCGGCAAAGCACTCGACCAGCTGGGCGTCAAAGCCAAGGACGCCAAGGGCAACCTGCGTTCGCTGCCGGATATCCTGACCGACCTCAGTAAAAAGACCAAAGGCATGGGTAATGCCAAGGTCGCGGGCCTGTTTAAGGACATTGCCGGCGAAGAGGCGGTCAGCGGATTACAGGTGTTAGTCGAGCAGGCCGGCAAAGGCGAACTACAGAACTTTATCAAGACGCTCAAGGCCTCCAGCGGTGAGGCCAGCAAGACGTCCAAGGTCATGGCCGACAACATGCGTGGCGACCTCGATGGATTGAGCAGCGCCTGGGAAGACCTGGGCATTCAAATGGAAGAAGGCCAGGACGCCCCCTTACGCGGCCTCATTCAAAACCTCACCGGTGTGGTCGGCAAGATCAAGGCCTGGACGGTGGCCAATCCGGAGCTGACCAATAACCTGGTCAAGGGCGCAGCCGTAGTGGCGGCCATTACCGCCGGTATGGGCACCCTTACGCTGGCCCTTGCCAGTGTACTCGGCCCGTTTGCGCTGCTGCGTTATGGCATGGGCCTACTGGGTCTCAGGGGTTTTAGCCTGATCGGCACACTACTCCAGCTGGCCAAAGGTGCCCTGCCCTTGGTGGCCACTGGTATCCGCCTGGTGACGGCTGCCGCCATGGCCAACCCGATCCTGGCCCTGATCACCGGCATTGCTCTGGCCGCCACGCTGCTCTACCAGAACTGGAGTACGGTCGGACCCTGGTTCGCCTCGCTCTGGCAAGAGATCAAGAATGGCTTTAGCAGCGGGCTTTCCGGTATTGCCAAAACCCTTCTTAACTTCTCGCCACTAGGTCTGCTTTACCGGGCCTTTGCGGCTGTGATGGGTTATTTGGGTATCGAAATGCCGGCCCGTTTTAGTGAGTTCGGCCGTCTGGTCATCAGCCGCCTGGCTGGAGGCATAACGCAAGGTCTAGGCCGACTGGGCAGCCTTGTGCATCCTTACTTGGACCGCTTATGGCAGGAGATCAAAGCAGGATTTTCCGGAGGCCTTGCCGGTATCACCACCACCCTTCTCAACTTCTCACCGCTAGGTCTGTTCTATCGGGCCTTTGCCGGTGTGATGGGCTATCTGGGCGTCGAGATGCCGAGCCGCTTTAGCGCGTTTGGCGGCCTGATGATTATTGGCCTGTTGGATGGCTTGTCCAGCTTGGGTAGCGCAGTTTTGCCGTATGTCACAGGCCTCTGGCAGGAGATCAAGAACGGCTTTAACGGAGGCCTGACCGGCATCCTGCAGCTGCTGGCTAACTTTAGCCCGATTGGTCTGTTCTACAGCGCCTGGGCGGCTGTGCTGAGTTATATGGGAGTCGAGCTGCCAGCCAAGTTCACGGATTTTGGCGGCATGGTGATCGATGGCCTGGTCAACGGCATTACCAACAACATGGGGAAGGTCAAGGATGCCATCGTCAACGCCGCCGGCGGAGCCATTGACTGGTTTAAGGAAAAGCTCGACATCCACTCCCCCAGCCGCGTCTTTGCCGAGCTGGGTGGCTTCACCATGGCGGGCCTGGCCGTGGGGCTGGCCAAGAACGAAGACGGACCGCTCTCCCAGATGGCTGGCACTGCCAAGCGCCTGGCTGCGGCCGGTGCGGTTGCTGTTGGTGTAGGTACGGCAGCCACTCCGGCCATGGCCGGCATCAGCTTTGATGATCGGCCACCGGTTTCTCAGCGTGCTGCGCCCAGCATGGTCAGCCAAGACACCTACGAGATCCACATCCACGCGGCTCCTGGTATGGATCCACAGGCCATTGCCCGGATGGTTCGCGCTGAGCTGGCCAGGGCCAAGTCTGAACAATCCGCACGCGGCCGCAGCAGTCTACGAGACCAGGAGTAACCCGCCATGATGATGGCCCTAGGACGTTTTATCTTTAGCCTTTCCACCCTGGCCTACCAGGAGCTGCAACGGCAAACCGAGTACCGGCACGCGAGCAGCTCGCGTGTGGGGGCGCCGCC